CCCACTTGGGCTGATATCACATAAGGTTAGCAACCTTAACGCGACGATAGTAGCGGTTTGCGTTAGCGGTAAGTGCGCCAACACCTTGGGTAAGACCCTCAGCGAAGGGATTAGCAACCATACCGTAACGAGTCTTGAAGCCGATCTTGGGCTGGAAGGTGTCCTGACCAACGGCACGGACCATCTGCAGGGGCACATAGGGGCAGTAGAAGAGACCTGCGTCATATGCACTGCTGCCTTTGTAACCTGCCACATAGAAGTGAGCGTCGGAAACGTTAGCAGAGTAAGGATCGACGTAGACCTTAATACGACCGTTGAGAGTACCTGCGAGGGTGCTGCTGTTGTCGTCGGGCAGCAGGTTGCTGTTGCCAGACAGAGCAGGGGTGTAATCGAGCACACCAGCCATGGACAGAGCAGATGCCACGTCTGCAGAGCAGATGAGGATGTTGCCCTTCCCGCGACGAGTCTCATGACCGATTGCATTCATGTCTCTTTCGATTTGGAAGAGGAGACCTTTGAATTTCTCAACCGACCAGCGACCGTTGGAGTCAACGTCCAGGTCAAAGGTACCTGCAGTTGCAGTGTTGTTCTGAGCGCCAGGACGAGCGATCTTGTAAACAGTACGGACAACCTCACGGTTGATCTCTGCCAGCACCTCGGTGCTGAGGATGTTTGCAAGCTCGGACTCAGCGTCCAGACCATGAACTGCCTTCAGGTCTTGTGCCAGCTCAAGGCTGTATTCTGCTTTCAGAGCGCGTGACTTTGCAGTAACGGTCACTTTCTCGATGGAGAAACCCATCTCGTTGAAGTGGTTACCTGCTGCATCACCCAGTGCTTCCGACTGAGCAGTGGTCATGCCTTGACCGCCGATGGTGTAGTTACCTGCAGCGTCTGCCAGGAGACCAGGGTTGCTACCAGTCTGAGCACCAGCGCCCAGGCTGTCACCGCTGTTCTCTGCCGAATGACGGGTGTCAACTTCGTTGAAGAAGGTCTCTTCAGCGGAGTTGTTGATGTCGCGGTTGGTGCCCTTGGTGGAGCGCATTGCGAAGATCAGTCCAGTAGGACCAGTCATGGGCTGCACACCACAGATGTCATAAGCAATCAGCTTAGGCATCGAGCGACGAATGAGGCTGATCAGCACGGGGTCGAAACCAGCAACAGGACCAGTAGCAGTGCTACCGCCAGTGTAACCAGCGCCACCCAGGCTGTTGGTAGGAGCAGCTTCGGTCACGAGACCGCGCTCTTCCTTGAGGAATCTTTCTTGGTTTTCCAGGAGGACAGAGGTCACTGCCTTTCTGTAGTTATCCTTGATACCGTCGATCTCGGAATGTTCCAGAATGGGTGCCCACTTTTCCTGGAGATGTTCTGCGTTAAACATTGTTTCTCCTAGTTAGTGAGTTAAAGAATTAGTTGTTGCCCCAACGGGACAGCGCCTGCACATAGACAGACATAGCATCACCAGTTGGTGCATTCTCTACTTGTACATCTTCGGTAACCGTAGTTGCCTCAGGCTTTGTAGAGAAATATGATTCACGGAGGGTAGAGACCTTCGCACGGAATGTCTCTTCATTGTCAAACTCAACAGCTTCCGCCAGAGATACGAGTTTCTCGCGCTGCGAGAGGCTCAGACCTTCAGCGATCTCTGTCACAATCCCATTCTTGATATAGTTGCCGACCTCACGGGTGAGACCAACATTGTCTTCAATCGACTCGTTGAGTTTTTGTTCCATGGTTTCCAGTTGCTGAGTCAGCTCGCTGACCAGATCAACTTTCTCTTCGGGGAGATCAATGTAGTTCTCCACGAAAACTTTCTTGAGACCATCCATGACGGACTCTGCCATTTCATTCTTCAGACCATGCTCGATAGCGAGCTCGTTATTCTTGGTCCATTGTGCAACGGCATAAGTCAGATACTCGTCAACTTGCTCAGCGAGGCTGGTCTTGACGGTCTCAATTTCTTCTTCAAGGACTTTAGCGTAGTCCTCGTGCATACGCTCCAGCTCTTCATTGAGTCTGGATACAACTGCCGCTTCAAAGATGGTCTTTGCCTTCTCTTTGAATTCTTCCGACAGATCCTCACCTTCGGTGAGTGCAGCAACGTCAGCAGAAAGATCCACTTCGAGGATGGTTTCTTCCACTTCTTCCTCAGCAATCACTTCGCCTTCGGGCTCGTGACCTGCTTTGACATCACCCTTAGCAGCAAATTCTGCTTTTGCACCAGAAGCATCAGAAGGCTTCGTGGTGGGTGCGGATGCGTTACCACCTGCGATGGTCTTATACTTGTTAGACTCATCATCAGGTTTGCTGTTTTGGGGCGTAGGACCACCGAGGTCTTGTACACCAGCGAGACTACTGCCGTCAGCGCCCAACTTGGGTTGGGGTTCAGCAGGTTTTGCGCCAGCGGTTACACTCGATTCATCCAGAGTTGTTTCAATCTCTTGTGACATTGTAGTCTCCTTG